CGCATCCGGTGGCCCGCGCCGATACCGCTCAGAAAGAACGTGGTGATGACATGGGCCCGGCTGAGCCCCTCCACGTCGAGGCGATCCATCACCACCGAGAGGTGCTTCCGTTGTTCCACGCTCTTTCGACTGTGGGGCATCGCTCACGGCTTCAGCCCCCGGCGCGCGAGCTCGGCTTCGCATGCTCTGCGAAGCGGGTAGTTCCCCTTGCAGCGGCCGCGTAAGTCACCCAGGCCAACCGCAGCCATCGCATCGAGCACCGCCTGATCGGCTCGCTTCTTCCGCACGAAGTCGCAGTCCGCGCACACGCCCGGATCGTACAGCGTCGTGTGGACGCCGCACTCGAATGGCTCGCTGCACGGGTTGTCGGCGCGCAGCTGTAGCTCGGCCCAGATGCTCATCGTGTGAGCCTTGGATAGCGGCACGTCGAGCGCACATTCGACGCACGGCTCGGCCTCGGTGCGGGTCGCCGCCGCGGGCTGGTCAGTCACCGAGCACCTCGCGCAGGTCGCTGGCGAGCCGTGACTCGGGCGAGTCGACGGGTAGCCCCTCTGCCAGAATCTTGCGGGCTCGGTCGATGCGCTCGGCCTGGGCATCGATGATGCGTAGGGCCTTGACGGCTGCCGCACCTTGCACGCCCACCATGCGACGCTCCTCATCCGTCAACGTCTCGATGTCGCTCATGCCCCCTCAGAACGGCAGGTCATCGTCGTCCCCATACTTCACGCCGCCCATGGGCTCGGGCTCGCCGTGCTTTGCCAAGCCGCCCCCTGCCTTACCGTTCAGAATGACGTTCTGCGCCACGACCTCGGTCTTGTAACGGTCGTTACCGTCGCGGTCCTGATACTTCGTCGTCCGGAGCCCGCCCTCGACGAAGACCCGATCGCCCTTGCGCAGAATCTTGTTGAGGCCTTCCGCGCGCTTGCCCCACACGACCACGCTATGCCACTCGGTGCGCTCTTGCCGCGCCTTGTCCTTGTCCAGGTAGCTCTCGGTCGTGGCCAGGCGGAGGTTCAAGACCGCCTGGCCCCCTCCCGTCATTCTGAGCTCAGGGTCTGCGCCGAGGTTTCCGAGCAACATCGTGCGATTGAGTCCGTCCATCGTCTACTTCCTTTCCCGCGGTCGCGGGTAGTGGTGGCTCCGGGAGCCAAAGGCGATAGAAGATACCAGGAACCGCGTCGCATGGTCCGCGGCAGAGCGCGCAGGGCGTCCAGCGCTCGCCCGGGCCCAGCTCCCCGGTAAACCTCACGGGCTCGATGTCGGGGCCTTTGAGCTTGCGAAAGCACCCGATGCAAATCATGACGCTCTCGCACTTCATGAGCCTGCCTCCCGTTCGAGCGCGTCCGCCGCTTCCCGGAGCTGCTCGGCAAGCGCGCGGGCGACTTCCGGCTGCTTGTCGTCGAACGTCCACGCGCCCCCCGTGCGCAGTACGAGCTCGCCCGCTATCCCCGGCTTCTGGCCGATGACGCAGCCGAGCACCACGACGCCCCGATACGCCGTGTCCTTCACTGCCGGGGGCCCGGCGCGATCGCGGTGGCCCCAGTAGAGCTCGTTGACGTGCTTCTGAAGCTCGATCCACGGATCGAGGCCCGGCACTGGGCGCATGTTCTTCGGCGGGCGAATCGGCATTACGAGCCCCCGACGACAAGCAGCGCGGGGTTCAGCACGGCGCCGCTCTCGTTCGCCTCCTCGCCCTCGCTGCCAATCTGCGTGGCGAGGTTGTGCCAGCGCCGCAGCTCCTCGCCGTGCGCCCAGCAGTGCGCCAGCATGCCCACGGCGGCGCCGTACATGAAGCCCGTGATGCCGTCGGTGTCTGCGGCGCGGCTCGTCTCATTGGCGCAATCGGTGAGCGTGGCGCCCTTGGCCATCGCCTCCTCCATGAGGCGAGCCCAGTCGGCCGCGTACGTGCAGCATCGGCGCCCGTACGGATCGGTGTTGATGTCGAGCGCGCGGCGCCACTCGTCTTGCGCGCCCTCCTTCAACGTAAACGTGGAGATGGTGTCGTCGTTCATCATAGCCTCTCGTTCAGCGCGGCCTTGAGCCGCACGCGTTGCGAGCGAGTCAGGCCCTTCTTGGCCCGCTCGCACAGGTCGAGGATGTCGAGAATCAGATCGAGCCCATCGAACTTGCCCGACGGGCGCTCCGTCTCGCCATTGGCGCCTGGCTTGTCGAGCGGACGGCGCCAGGTGTAGATGGCCGAGACGCTCACGCCGATTTCCTTGGCCACGGTGGTGATGGCCTCGGTGGAGGATTTGCCATCACTGATGAGCTTGGTGACGCGGGCGAGGCCGCTCGAGCGCACCTCGGCGGTGACCCGCGCTCTCCGTCTCTTCTTCTTGCCGGCCATCTCAGCGGCCTCTGGCTTGGGCTTGTCGACGTGTGAGCGGTCGGGCTGCAGCGCCGAGGGTGGCAGGCTGCGCAGGGGCTTCACATTGTGAAGGGCGGCTTGCGCCAGGGGCACGGTGAGGGGTTTGGTGGTCATACATGCGTTTGGTCAACTGTTAGGGGTTTGGGGTTCAGGGGTCAGGCGCGTCGCAGACGACGCAGGTAAAGCCGTGGGCGGGGCCGGGCCCGGCGAAGTAGGCGAGGGGCCGCGAGCAGCGGTCGCAGACGGGCGTCTCGCTCCTCTCCTGCGCCTCGAGGGTGAGTTCGCGGATGGTGTGCAGCATGCTGACGGCGAGCGTGAGCAGGTCTTTGGTGTCACGGGCCTCGCCCTCGAGCAGCGCCATGCAGCCGCCCTTGACGACGCCGAGCAGGGCGCGGCCGCCGCGTGGCCACTCCTGCCGGTCGTCGATGTGCTCCCACAGGCCAGCGGCGTCCTTCAATATCTGCGAGGTGAGCGTCTCGCGAGTCCAGACCTTCTCGGTCATGACTCGCCCGCTCGGGCGCGGGCGGCGCGCTGGTCGAGCTCCTGCCGGAACTCGGTCAGCTCGGCGTCGAGATCGGTCATGAGCCAGATGTCGGCCGGGGTGATGTCGTCGCCCTCGCTCACTTCGCGCGTGAGGGTCGAGAAGGCGACCAGGGCCCCGGCATAGTAGCCGTCACGCATGCACATGCGCTGGACGGCGGGAGCGTCCCTCGGGACGACGCGCCGCTCGAACTCTTTCCAGCCCCGCTCGAGGTGGCAGGGGTTGGGGCGCCTCATTTGCCCCCCTCGCTGTCGCCGTCGAGCTGAGCCGCCAGGCGCTCGGTCTCGCTGATGACGAACGCCGCGTCACGGTACGTGGCGCCGAAGCTCACGCCGAGCCCCGGGGTATGGTCGTAGCAATGGGCGCAATCGAAGCCGAGCCACCACACGTGATCGCTTTCGCCTTCTCGGGGCACGTGGCAGATGTTGCCCCGGCACGCGGCGCCGTAGGTGATGCCACCGTGCACGTCGAGCGCCTCCGGCTCGGGATCGCTCATGCTCTTGCCAAAGCAAGGGTGTCCCTCGGGCACGCCGACGTAGCCGCACCAGGCGCCGAAGTCATTGCGGACGGCCAGGCGCGGGAGCGAGGAGCCCGGCGCGCGCCACTCGATGCGGTCGGGCTCGTCATCCCAGGGGCCTCGTCCCCACTGCCGCCAGTCGCGGGGTCCGCCGGTGTAGAGCTCGGGCGTGAGCGCCCAGGTGACGAGGGTCGCTCCCTCGGGCAGGAGGTCAGTCCGGGGGTTCACTTGGCCCGCCGTCCCTTGGCGGTGAGCGTCGGGCGCGTGATGGTGACGGGTTTCATGCTCAGATAGCCTTTCTCGCGCAGGGCCTGGATGAGGCGATGGGCGGCGGTGTGTTTGACGCCCAGCGCCTCGCCGAGGGCCCGGACGGTGGGGGGCTCGCCCGCCTGCTCGGTGAGACGGCGGTAGTGGGTAAGTGCGCGTTCTTGCGTGGTGGTGAGGTTTCGATTGGGCAGGGGGTCGGGCATGGGGGTGACCTTTGACTGGAGACTGTGGACGTGTCCTAGTATACCGTTACTTATTCCAGGAGCACAACGTTGCAGACCGCGACAGACGCACAACCGATACTTCTTGCTTTCCCCAGTCCACGCGCCCCCTCCATCCCCGCCCCGAGACGCACCAAAGTGAGGCGTGGGTCGACACGCACCCTATACACTTCCGTCACCTCGCGTCTACATGTCGACGCATGGGGACGGGCGGGGGCGCCTTGTCGACCTCCACGGCGCCAGGGCGGCGTCGTGGTTACCGCGCTGCGGAGCAGCGAGGAGGTGGCCGTGGACGAAGCAGAGGGGCGTAAGCGCCCGAAATATCTGAGGCTGGGCGCTTTGGGGGACCGCGCCGAGGTGGTGAGGTCGGCTCCTGATACCGACAGCGCGCCTGCGTTCTCGCTCACCGTGAGCGAGCTCAGGGCGCTGATGGCGGACGCCGTGACGATGGCGGTGGGGGCCGCCGTGCTGGCGGCGGATAGGCCCGTGCTGCTCGATCGGGAGGCCATTGCCCTCGCGCTCGACTGCTCGGGCAGCACCATCGACAAGCTGCGGCGGGGGGGCATGCCGCATATCAGGCTCGGCGACAGTCCCCGGTTCGAGCTCGACCGGTGCCTCGAGTGGCTGCGCAAGGCAGGTGCCGCGTGAGCGAGAAGCGTGGCCCCGGTCGACCCCGCAAGGCGACGCCCATCCGCACGAAGGAGGGCCACTCGGCGCGCGTGTGGCTGGAGCGCGAGGGCGAGAAGGTACGGGAGACCGTCAAGCTCGGCACGAAGAGCAAGATTGTCGCGACGGCGCGCAAGAACCGTCTGCTCGCGGGCGATGCCCCCGAGCTGGTCGCGGAGAAGAGCGAGTCGTTCCAGACGGCCGCCGAGCGCATCCTCGCGGCGAGCACGGTCAAGAACAAGAAGAAGATTCTCGGGCAGCTCCGCAAGTACGCCTTCGACGTCATCGGGGACATCCCCGTGAGCGAGGTGACGAGCGTGCACATTCTGGACGTGCTCGCGGACGTGGAGAGCGCGCTCGGCTGGACGGGCACGGTCAAGAACGTGCGCGACGCGGTCTCGATGGTGCTGCGGGTGCTGGTCGAGCGGCGCGTGCTCGATGTGAACGAGGCCCAGCGGATCAAGTTCCGGAGCAAGGACGGCTCGCTCGGGGGCAAACGCATCCGCAAGGTGAGGGCGCCGCGGGTCGTGCTGACCGACGAGGAGATCGAGCGGCTCATCGCGTGGCTGGTGGCGGAGGTGGAGGCGGGGGGGCGGCGGGCGGCGGGCTCGCTCGAGCTTTTGATGCTGTGCCTGGGGGCACGCATCTTCGGCATGCGCATGAGTGATTTGCACGCCTGGGTGTGGGAGATGATCGACACCGAGGGCTGGGCGGACGCCTACGTGCCGAGGCCGAAGACGGACGCGGCGCTGCTCGACGACGCGGACGACGAGGAGGGGGTCATCTTCGAGGCCTGGCGGGACGAGCAACGCACGGAGCTGCCGGCGGCTTTCGCGCTCTGGCTTCGGCTCTGGTGGGAGCGGCACGGGCGGCCCCTGACCGGGCCCGTCTTCGTGTGCCGGCGGGGCAAGCGGGCGGGGCTGACGAAGCAGGTCAATAGCTACGTCAAGCCCTTGAAGGCGGCGCTCTGGCGGGCGGGTATCACCCGGCCCCAGCCCGGCTTCGAGAAGGCGAAGACGGACGAGGAGCGCAAGGCGCTCTGCGCGCTACAGAGCGGCATCCCCCGGCGGCGGTCGGCGGTCGACTTCCATTCTTTCCGGCGGGCGAGCGCGACGGCGGCGGGCAACGCGATGGTGACGGGGGAGCTGACGTTGCGGGAGGCGATGCTGCTCACGCACCATAAAAACCCGGCGGTGTTCGCGCGCTACCAGGCGCAGGGCGACCGTATCGTGGTGCCGGAAAGTGCCATGCCGACAATAATGGCAGCGCCGCCGGCATTATTCCAAGTGGTTAACAACACGGCAGAGCCTAATTCGGCTCTGTCAGAGAAAAACGAGGGCCGAGTGGAGAGTGAACGTACAACCCAAGGCAGTCATCGCGGGGTCGTTTCTCCGCAGTTTTCCCATGCTGCAGAGCCGCCAACTGACCAGGCTACGACAGGCGAAACGACGAAACGGCAAAACTCTCTGCCATTATTCGAGACCCTCGATCAGGTGCTCGCGCTCGCCGTGCAACGCGCGATGAGCGAAGGCGACATGACCTCCGCCAAGGCGCTGCTCGACGTCGCTGAACGTCGACGTGCCACCTTGCCCGACAACGTCCGAACGCTCGACGCGGCGCGAAAGGGGAAGTCATGACCTGCAGCCACACGTTCCTGGCCAGCGGCGCCTGCTCCAAGTGCGGGACGCACATCCGCCGGGTCAGCGCCGAGGAGCTGCTCGGCAAGGCCCCGCGCGTCGAGACCGAGGGCGTCGAGACCCCGCAGCTCGAGCTCACCCGGCTCGCCGCCATCCTCGCCGACGCCATCGACCTGCTCCGGGACTGGGAGGACTACGACCCCGCCGACCCCGAGTGCACCTGGAAGGCGCGGCGCGACGAGTTCCTCCGCGAGCACGAAGCGGAGGGGCGATGAAACGCTACCGGGAAGACAACCTCGTCGACGAGATGCATGAGCACCCCGAGGGTGAGTGGGTCCGCTACGAGGACGTGCGCCACGCCTTCAGCCTGCTCGCTCGCGTCGCGCACTACTCCGTCGTCGACCCCTTCGACGGGACGCGCCTGCGTGGGCTCGAAGGCGAGCTGCGGGCCTACCTCGAGCTCTCGGGGGTGAAGCCGTGAGCACCGCACACGACTGGCTCCGGCGCGACGGGATGACCGTGCGCGAGATTGCCCGAGCGCTCCACCTCTCCCCCGGGCGCGTCAAGCAGCTCGAGCACCGCGCGCTCGAGAAGCTGCGCGCTAACCCCGGTCTCTTGTTTCAGTACGCCCTCGAGCTCTTCGAGCCGGGCGACAGCCCCGAGGAGCGGGCCCGATGAGACACTCATACACCCCCATCTTCCGCGACCTCGTGATGTCGAGCATGTGGGCAGCCGACCCGCCCACCCGCTGCGTGTGGATCTGGTTTCTGCTCATGGCCGACCCCGAGGGTTACGTCGCCGCCGCCGTGCCCGGCGTCGCCCAGCAGTCGGGCGTCACGCTCGACCAGGCCAAGGCCGCCATCGCTCTGCTCGAGAGCCCCGACCCCTACAGCTCGACCCCCGACTTCGAGGGGCGCCGCATCGTGAAGGTGCCGCGCGGCTGGCACATCGTCAACTTCGTCGCCTACCGCGAGCGCGCCAGGGAGGAAGCCGCGAAGGCAAGGAAGCGCAACTGGGCGGCGAAGAAGCGAGCCGAGCAGCTCCAGCTTCCGTTCACTGACGAGCCCGACGGCGTCGCCCTTGCGTCTACATGTAGACCCGAGTCGACGCACTCGGACGAAAACCACGAAAAAGTAGACGCACCTAAACCCAAACCTAAACCTAAACACCTCTCCTCGGAAGGAGAGGATCCCCCTACCCCCGTTATTCGGGTTCGCCCGATCGTGAAAGACCTCGACGGCTGGGAGCCGAGCGCCGAGCTGCGCGACGAGGCGCGCATCGCTGGCGTTCAGAAGTTCGACGACCACCTCGCTCGGCTGCGCTTGGGTCCCATCGGCGGTCAGCGCGGCGTCTTCGCAGACGACATCGATAACTACATCCGAGGCTGCTTCGGACAGTGGCGAGCGTGGGAAGAGACGGACCGCGCCAAGGATGCCCAACGCTCGGCCGCTACGGCCTCTCCCAGGCGTTTTGGCGACGCCCCCGTCCCCGTGGACCCCTTCGAGCCCGACGCGAGCCAGAGGGCGTTTGCGAAGAAGTACGGGCTCGACCTCGAGGCTCTCATGAAAGGTGTGCTGGCTGACCACCCTCAGCGCTCGCAGTCGCTGTCTCGCAAGAGCGTGCTCGGCGAGCGGCTCACGGTCGCCGCCAAGCAGAAGCTCGCGAACCACCCGGTGACCGGCAAGCTCACCCGCGAGGAGTCGATGGCGTGGGGCTCCTGCCCACCGGGAGGCGCCATCCCAGCCATCTCGGTGGCCTCGTGAGGCCGCCGACGGACAAGCAGAAGTCCGTGCTCCAATTCATCCGGTCGTACCAGGCCGATAACGGCATGCCGCCCACGCTGCGCGAGATAGCTAAACACATGGGCGTCGTCAGCACGAACGCGGCCAACGACTACATCCGCGCGCTCGTCAAGCGGGGGCTGCTCCGCCGGCGCCCCCTCATCTCTCGGGGCCTCTCGCTCACGGCCGAAGGGTATCTCTGTCTGCAGAAGCCCATCGTCACGAGGGGCGGGCTGTGACGGCGCCGACGATCATCATTCACCCGGGCCCCTGGAGCCTCACGTTTCAGTGCGCGAAGAAGGGCGCGGTGTTTCACATCGTGCTCGATGGCCTGCGCTGGCCGCTCGAGGTGCGACAGAAGCCGCCGCGCGTGCGCCTGCTCGAGGACGGTAAGCGGAAGCCCGCCCCGGTCGTCTGTGAGCTCATCGACCCTTGGCCAGACGCCCCCGATTACTACCCGCCCGAATGGGCGCCTGGCTACGGACCCGCCCCGAGGGGCTCGCTCTACGAGCAGTGCCCCGTTCCGGGCTGACAATCGACACGACCGAATCATCTAACACTGGTACAAGTACACATTACGTGGGACAGATAAGGGGGAAGTGAACGTGAAGCGACATTACCAACAGTGGAGATTGCGCCAGCAGTTTCTGAGGAAGCTCGAACAACTACACTTCGAGCTCAGCGTCGAGAGCCCGCGCCGGGTGCTCGACTACCTCGCCGAGCACGCCGATGACCTGCTCGCTCAGCTCGAGCAGAGTACGCTCCGCGACTCGTTCGAGGGCCAGCTCCTGCTCGCCAAGAACATCGTCTCCCGCCGCCACAATCTCCGCCTCGTAAAAGGAACCGCCTAGATGTACCAGTCCATCGCCCTCGTCGATCTCAGCTGCCTGTTCAAGCGCATGTTCGAAGCCAATCCGAACAAGGGCGCAGAGAACACGCTCGCCGAGCTCGTGCGCGTTTCCGAGCGCGTCGAGCACGCCGTCATCTGCCTCGACACCCCGCCGTATAAGCGCAAGGAAGTCTACCCCGAGTACAAGGCCGACCGGGAAGAGCCGACGACCAGCGAGCGCTATCAGAAGCGCTGGCTCTACGAGCAGCTCGAGGAGCGCGGGTTTCAGATGGCCCGGCTCAAGGGGCAGGAGGCCGACGACGTCATCGCGACGCTCGCGCGCATCTACGGCGAGAGCTGCCCCGACGTCTGGCTCGTCGGCGCGGATAAAGACTTGGCTCAGTGCGTGACCGATAACGTGCGCCAGCTCATCCCTTCCCACGGCGAACGGGTCGAACACTTCCGGGGACCGAAGGAAGTGAAAGAGAAATACGGCGTCACGCCCGCGCAGATTCCGCTCTACCTCGCGCTCGTCGGTGACAAGAGCGACAACATCCCGGGCGTCAAGGGCATCGGGCAGGTGAAAGCCGCGGGGCTCATCGGCGAGTACAAGACGCTCACCGGCATCGCGGAGAACCTCGGCGCCATCGGCGGCCCGATGGGCAAGGCGCTCGCCGAGGGCTGGGAGCAGCTCGTGCTCTCGCTCGCGCTCACGACGCTCGACGCGAAGCTGCCGCTCGACGCCCCGGCTCTGCTCCTGAAGAAGGAGCCGAAGGTGGCCGAGCAGATGGCGCCCGGCGTCGAGGTCGAGTTCGACGGCTTCATGGGTAACGCGACCCCCATGCCGGAGACGGCGCCGTTCATCAACCCCGAGAAGCCGACGGTATACGTTCACCCCGGGCAGACGGTCGCAGAGACGTCGCGCCTCATCAACGAGGCGCTCGCCGCGAAACCCGAGCCCCGCGTCGGCAAGGACCCGCGAGCCGACGAGTTCCTCCGGCAAGAGGCCGCCGCTCGCGAGCAGGCCGCCGCCTCCCGCAACGCCGACCGCGCCGCCATCGAGCAGCACGAGCGCGAGCAGAAGCGGGAGGAGGAGTGGCGTGAGCAGCGCCGAGTCGAGCAGCAGCAGCCCGCAGCGCAACCCGCCCCGAAGGCTGAGGCCCAGGACAAGCCAGGGCTCGTGAAGACCAAGCCCGCACCGACCGAGTACGGCATGGTCTCGAGCAAGCTCGAACCCGAAGACCTCAAGAGCGCGGAGGTCGTCGCCAAGTGGCTGGACGCGGGCGGGCTCTATAAGCAGAAGTTCAAGACGCCCGCGGCCATCGTCACGGTCATCATGTATGGCAAGGCGCTGGGCCTGCCGATGATGGCCGCACTCTCGGGCTTCCACATCATCGAGGGCAAGCCGAGCGCCAGCGCCGACCTCATCCGGGCGCTCGCGATGCGCAGCCCCAAGTGCAAGTACTACCGTCTCATCCAGGCGGACGAGAAGAGCGCGACCTGGGAGACCTGGCACCGCGACCACGACGAGCCAACGCGCCTCGTTTACACCATCGAGGAGGCGCGCAAGGCGGGGCTCAAGGGCGGCAACTGGAGCAGTCGCGAGAAGCAGATGCTGGTCAAGACCTGCAGCACCATCCTCGCCCGCTGGGTCTACACCATCGAGACGATGGGCCTCTACTGCCCCGAAGAGATGGGCGACTACGTCGACACCGTCGGGGAGGCCGCGTGAAGATCGAGGGCAAGGTCTGCAGGACGGAGACCGTCGAGGGCAGCATTCCCCCCGCGGCCCTGCTCGCACTCGTGCGGCAAACGTTCGACATCCCAGAGGGGGCGACGGCAACGTTCCACGCGCTCGACAGCCAACGCATGACGGGGCTCCTGCAAGCCCAGATCAACGTCAGCGGTTACATGCCTTCTGCCGTCGTGCAGATCGACGAAACGAACCCGCTGAGGTTCCGTGTCAGCTGGAGCTTGCCCCTTGGCGAAAAGCAAGGCTGAGGAATGCCTCGCGGTCGCGCTCGACGCCCAGCACCTACCGGGGTGGGACTTGACCCGAGAGTTCCAGTTCGACAGGGAACGCAAGTGGAGGTTCGACTTTGCGTTCCCGAGTCAGAAGCTGGCGGTGGAGTGCGACGGCCTCCGCCACCGGACGGCGGGGGGAGCCATCACGGACATGGACAAGTGCAACGAGGCCGTGCGCCAGGGCTGGCGCGTGCTGCACTTCCCGTCGAGCCGAGCCAACCCGACGAGCGCACGGCGCTGGGCGGGGTTCATCATCGAGGTGCTCTGCTGTCCCCCGAGCTCAGCGCTCGACTCGGACGAATAGCGGCGACGGAGGGACGCCCCGTCGCCGCCGTGCTCAGTGACGCCGTGGCGGCCTTCTGGGTGGCGTGGGCGACGCGGCGCCGGATGCCTCCGGGGGAGTGGTAGCGGCCGGCCTCGGCTTCCGTGGTGGCATGCGGCGCGGGATGGCCGGCGCCGTCGGCGTATCCGGCGGCTCGCTCCAGGTGATGGGGATGACGTCGAACTTCGCTGGATCGTACCGCTTCTTGCGCGTGAACAGCGACCCCACGAAGTCGAGCGCGACTTCGATGGCCTTGAAGATGATGCGGCTCGGGACCTTCATGCTTCCTCGATGTGGGGCATGTCGATGAACGTCTCGTCGAGGCTCCGGCCGTCGCCGCTGAAGTCCATCCCGACGCGGATGGGAATGTCGAGGTCGATGGCCACGCACTCGATGAAGCCTATCAGCCGAGCGAAGCGCAAGCGATCGTTCCAGTCGGCTACCGTGAAGGGCGACGACGGGCGCACGTCGACGGCCTTGCTCGGAAAGGAATTGTGTTTGCTGTAGGGCCAGGCCTTCTTGCTCGCGCCCTTGGCCAGCGCCGCGTTCTGATCTGCCTCGTTGCGGTGCCCGCACGTGACGGCGAAGTCGAGCCAGCGCGGCGCCCGGCGTATCGCTTCCCGGATGAGCCGCTGGATGGGTGGCGTGCACGAGGACAGGTTGTACTCGCTCACCGTGCCGAGCCGGCAGACGTCGAGATAGCGCGTCATCCGTCCCCCAGCGATTCGAAGGACGGCAGCGGCGCCGACGGTTGCGGCAGCGCCGCGGCCACGGGCGGCTTGGGCGCGGGCTCGAGCACGGGGGGCGGGGGCTTGGGCGCCTTGGGTTTGCTCACCTTGCCGGCGATGGTCTGCTCGGCGACCTGCTGCTTGCGCTCGAGGCGCACGGCGATGTCCTCCATCCAGGCCTGAGAGTTCAATTGGTCCTGCCGGCACGCCGCGATCTCGGTCGCGTTCTTTTCGACGGCGACCCGCAAGGTCTCATAGGAAGCGTGGGCCGTGTCGCGCGTGTTCTGGTAGGTGGCGAGCGGCACCGCGAGCGCCGAGACGATGGCGACGATGGCCCCCCACGGGCCCGCGACGGCCTTGAGCTGGTCTATCTTCGAGGGGCGTGGGTCGCTGTCGCTCATTGCCCCCCGTCGCTCTCCGCCTGATGGCAGGCCCGCACCCGCTGGACGATGTCGACGGCGTCGTGGAGCGTCACCTGCCCCGGGTCCTCGGGCAGAGACCTGAGGGCCTCGAGCTTGCAGCGCGCGAGCGGCGAGAGGTCGACCCCGCCGCAGGCGAGCGGGAGCCCGAGTGCGAGCATCACAATCCCAACGCCCAGAGCCATTTCACGAATCACGGGGCAGAATACCGCACATGCGAGCAGTGGTCAAAGTTGACGAACGCCGGGGGTGAGCCCAAGCTGAAGAGCCAGATAGAGAACCCGCATCCCTTGGGGTGCAACCGCCCGGGGTTAGCCGGGCCCGAGGGCGACGATCGGATAATCGTTGTCAGGCCGCGGTACGGTAAACGCCGCCCATGCGCTGGCCCTCGGCGCGGCCGACGGGGGCAACAACTTCGCGCCGCTGGGTGACAGTCATACGAGCCCAGCGGCGCTCCTATGTGGGCCGCACGGGGCGCGTGTGCCGAAGCGGTCGTGTTGCATGAAGGTGTTGCACGGGCAATCCTAAAGGATGTCCAGCTCTTGCCCGCTCGCCGCGATTGCGCTTCTCACTCGCGGCTGCGCTCTGGTACTCAATCTCTCGCTTGCTCTGGTGCGTTGCGGGTCGGGAACTTCCCCTCTCGATCGCGATGGCCAGAGCGAGCACCTGACCGAGGCCGACGCGGGCTGCGCTCACGGCTTCATCGTCGATGACGAGCTCCGCGCTCTGGCCGAACAGAGCGCGGAGCGCTGGAGCCTGGCCACCGATTGCGACGTGTCGGTCGGCGCGACGGGCAGCACGGTCGTGCGCCTCGTTGATAGCGTCCCGATGGGCGAGGGCGGCAAGGAAGTCCCGGGCTGGACGAGCGAGGACCGCACGCTCATCCTCATCCACTCGAGCCTGAACCCGGTGCGGCGTTCCCGGACGCTCAACCACGAGCTTGGGCATGCCCTCGGCGGGCTGCACACCAAGTCGCGCGGCGCCCTGTCGGGTGAGCCGGGGCGAGTGGACGTCATCGACGGGCCGGCGCTCGAGACCGTCTGCGCGGTCCTGCCCTGCGGGACGACTAACCCCGAGGGGCCGTGAGGATGGTGGTCGCGGCGTGCCCGGCCCGCAGCCTCGGATCGCACCAGAGCTCCGTCCCGCTCTCGGTGAGACGCAGGCAGAGCGAGCCGTCGTCGGCGTAGTACCTCGCGCCCCGCACGAGCGGCACGCAGAACGGGCGCCACGTCGCCCCAGTGTCCTCTGCAATAGCCGGAAGCGTCGCGCCCAGGCGCTCGAGGCTGTCCCGGTGAATGGCGCAGAGTCCGAGCCCGCCCGTGAGGATGGGGAAGCGTCGCCCCGCGTCGACGGCCTGGCTCGCCTCCGCCGGGTCCTCGGGGTTGACGCTCCAGCGGTCGCCCTCCCTGAGCGGGTACATGCCCCAGAGCGCGCGGCTGGGCGTGACCTCGGCGCTCTCGGCCAGCTCGCGGAGGGCCTGGGCGGTGGGGATGGTGTCGGCGTCCACCAGGATGAGCCGCTCGGCCCCGCTCGCTAGGCCCTGCTCGATGAGCACCGAGCGGATGCGGGGGAGATCGCTGTGCTGGTGGACCCGCAGCCACGGTAGCCCCGCCGCGCTCATGACGCGGTCGAGCGAGGGGTGGGTGTTGGCGTAGGCGGGGGTGATGACGATGGCGCTCATAGGTCGCCGTCGTCGCGGCAGAGGTAGCGCCAGCGATCGCTCGCGCCGTCATACCACGCGAGCGCCATCTCGCCGGGGCGGATGGTGCGGGAGGTGCCGGGGCCCGCGAAGCGGTTGGCAGCCGTGCTGCTCGCGCTCTCGTTGAAGACGCCCATGTCAGTCGAGGCGTGGGTGTTGACCATGAACACCACCTGCCCGTCGAAGGTCGGCACCATGCCCGTCAAGGGATTGGGCGGCCCCGTGAAGCGCACGACGTTCACCGTGCCGATGGCGAGGTTATTGGCGGCGGTCGTGGCGGTGGTCAGGACGCTGTCGAACGCGACGGTGTTGCCGACTCGGAACGGACTCGTCGCCTGCACCTGGGTGCCGGCCGCGAGCGTGAGGTCGACGCCCGCCGATACCGTGACGTTGTTGGTCGTGGCCACGGTCACGTTCGTGCTCGTGAGGTCGATGTTCGTGGCCGTCAGCTCGATGGCGCCCAGCGTCGCGCCCGTGACCGGCGTCGCCGCGTGGGCGTTGATGGCGACGCCGCTCGTGGCGTTGATGACCACGTCGCCGTTGCCGACGTTGGGCGAGACGACGATGTGCCCGGCCCCGAGCGCCAGGCCGCCCGTGACGGAAGCGAGGCTCGTGTCGGCGTCGCCCGCCATGACCACGGCCCCCGTCGCGGCGACCGTGTGCGTCGCGCCCGTGAACGAGTGGGCGCCGGTCCATGTCTTGGCGATGTTGGCGTCGACCGTCCACACCGCGCCCGAGCTCGAGACCGTGATGTCGCCCTTGTCGCCGTCGGTGAGGCTCGCGGGAGCCGTCCACGTGCCGTCAGCGCGCAGGAAGTTCGCGGTGCCGCCGCCGCTCGCGGGCGCGAGGCCCTTGAGCGCGGAGGTGAACGCATCGAGCAGCGTCGTGGCCTGCGTGCCCGTGATGTCTTCGGGGTCGCCCGTGCCGGCCGTGACGCGCGCCTTGAAGTGGGCCGTGGCCATGTCGGCGGCCTTCGCGTTCGTGACGGAGTCGTCCGCGAGGCCTGCCGTCGCGACCGTGCCGAAGCCGAGCGCCGTGCCGCTGACGCGCAGCACGGCGTCACTGCTCGCCGTGCCGGCGATGTCCGCCGGATCCCCCGTGCTGTTGGCAGAGCGACCGATGACCGAGAGGGCGACCGAGTCGCGCAGCTTGGCGTCGGAGACAACGTCGTTGTCGATGGTCCAGACCGTGCCCACGGTGGAGACCGTGACGTCGCCATAGTCCGCGTCCGGGACGCGGACCCCGACCGAACCCTGCGGGCGCCAGAAGCCGCCACGCAACCGCACGTTGAGACTCGTGGTCTGCCCGAGCACGATGGCGGCGGTGTTGGGGTTGAAGAACGTCGCGTACGTGCCCGCGGTGTTGTGAGCAATGGTGAGGTTGCCGGTGCCCGATAGGCGATCGTGCTCGATGATGATCTCGCGGCCGCCGCCCAGCCCCGAGGCGTCGCTCAGCGTGCGCAGCGTCGCGTCGCCCGAGGTCCGGATGAGGAGCACGGTCGTGTCGTTGGCGAGCAGGATGTCGAGCGTGCCGCTCACTCCAGACTCGGTCTGGACCGTCTCGCGCCGGAAGTTCTCGGCCTGCTCCTGCCCGGTGAGCGAGACGGGAACGCCGGTGCCCGCGTCGCACTGCCGACCAATGGCGCGGCCCTGAGTGAGGTTGGCCATCTTCGCGAGCGTCACGTTCGCGTCCAGTATCTTGACCGTGGTGACGGAGTCGCTCGCGAGCCCGGCGGCGACCACCGTGCCGAACGAGAGGGCGCTGCCGCTCTCGCGCAGCACCGCGCCCGATGCCGCCACTGCGCTGATATCGGCGGGATCGCCCGTGCTGTTGGCACCCCTGCCGATGACGCTGAGCGCGGCCGAGTCCCGGAGCTTGGCGTTCGTGACGACGTCGTTGTCGATGGTCCAGACGCTGCCGCCGACGGTGACTGTGATGTCGCCGTAGTCGGCGTCGCGCAGGCGCAGCTGCGCGCCGCTCTGCGGCCGCCAGAAGCCTAGGCGCAAGCGCACCGTGCAGCACGTCGTCTGCCCCATCACGACAGGCGCCGTGTCCGGGTTGAAGAACGCCTGATAGGTGCCCGCCGTGTTGTGGGCAATGGTGAGGTTGCCCGAACCACTCAGGCGGTCGTGCTCGATGACGACCTCCCTACCGCCGTCATGGTTTGTGGAACTTTCGAGCGTGCGCAGCGTCGCGTCGGCCGTCGTGCGGATCAAAAGCACGGTCGTGTCGTCCGCGAGCTGAATGTCGAGTGTCCCAGAGACGCCGCTCACGGTCTGGATCGTGTCGCGACGCAGGTTCTCTCGGGCCTCCACGCCCGTAATCTCGAGCGGCACGGCGGGCGAGGTCGCGTCGGTCTGGAGGCCCCAAAAGCTGCCCGCGGTGATCGTGACGTCCGGCACGTTGTTGAGCACCGCGCGCGTGCTCGAGCGACCGGGCGTGTTGAGAATGCTGCCGGTGAGGTTGCCGACGAAGGTGTTGCCGACGACGGCGTAGTTGTCGCTGCCCGCCGCGATCGAGAGCCCGTAGCGGGCATTCGTCGGGCCAGACTCGGCGGCCCCCGCGCGGCACCCCGTAATGACCAAGTTGCTCGCCGACCCGAGCACCTCGATGCCGTCGCGCGTGTTGGGTGCGCCGCCTCCGATTACTGCGATTGACGCGCCGTCGATCAGACCGTCGCTTGCTCCGTTGATTCGGATGCCGGCAAGCAAAATGCCGAAGATTGAGGCGTTCACGATGCGCCAATCATTCACTGGCGTTTCCAGAGTCAACGCGCTGCCGCGTAACACCGAGATGATCAGCGGCGTATGAAGCTCCACGTCCCCGCCGCTTGCCGCGATGACTCCGTCGAGCGTGTGATCGACCTGCAAGTTATAATGCCGAGAGAAAAGCGGAATATCCCCCGTCGTGTCGCGGATCGCGAGACCTCTGCCGCCTTGAAGCGCGCCGCAATTCACGGTTTGGAAAGTATGCGCGAACGACTCGTGCAGGTACCAGTCGTTATCCGCCATGGCAAACACCCACTGCGCCGTGCCGTCGGCGACGGCCGTCGTGTGAACGGTGCCAGGGTTGGTCGTCGGAAGGCCACTCGGGCCCGTACCAGCGCCTGCGCTCGTGCCGCTGGTCGAGCACTGCCAGATGGCGCCGTTGGCGGTGGCGAGGTTGCCTACGATGTACGCGGTGCTCGGCGCCCATACTCGCGGATCGCCGATGATCGCGAGAGGGTAGCCCGTGCCGCAGACGCACGTGAAAAGCAGAGTGTCGTGGTTGTGACCCCCGCCCGTCCCGTGCGCGCGAATGCCCCATGGCCCGTAGCTGTCCGTAACGACGATCCGCTCCGCCTTGCACGCGACCGAGTTCTCGAAGTCGATGCCCCCTCCGAACCTGGTAATGACCAGGTCGCGGAGCATGCCTCGAAATGTCGTCATGCGGATGGCAACGGTGTCGGTCGCGGCAAAGAGCCCGTCGATCCAAACGTTCTCAATCCCGGAGTACTGCCCGGTAATCGTGCAAAGAGTCTGGCCCGCGGCCAGCTGCGCTGTCCAAATGGTCCCGCCGTTGAAGGGGCCGCGACCGCGGATTATGATGTTGCTATTGGCGAGCCCTGATACGGGACCGACGGTCCGAATCCTCTCCCCCAAATAGATTATCCCGGGGCGCGCAACAGCGGCCGCGATCGCCGCGTTCAGCGGCGCCGTGTCGTCGGCAATGCCGTTGCCCACTGCGTTGAACGGGTACGCCATCACGTCGTAGATGACTGCGCCTGGGAAGATGGCGCTGAGCGACCGGAAGTCCACCGTGCTTGCGCTGGTGGACGTCGACAGGAACTGCCGGGGCCCATCCGCGCCGCTGATGCTCGTCCCCGGCACCGTCGCGGCCGTGTTGCCCCCGACGCCCGGGATGAAGCCGATGGTGACGGGGCCCCCGTCGACGAAGGGATTGTCGTGACTGCTCTCGATGGGCGTGACGCCGAGGTTCCAGTACCCCCCGGCGTCCGTCATCGTGCCGAGGTCGAAGCGGATGAAGCGGCCCGGGTTCACCGAGTCCGTCAGCGTCACGACGCCGAGCGGGGTCGTCGCGCCGCCCGCCATCACGTCGAGCCACGGCGCCACGTCGACGAGCCGCCCGTTGCGCTCGCTGACGCGAATGATGGTCGCCGTGTCCTGGGTCGCGGCGTTCAGCCGGATGCGACCCACGGTCGGATCGGCCGCGCCCGTCTCGGTCGAGAAGTAGAAGCCGAGGGGGTTGCCCGACGGGGCGTTGTCGGCGACCTGCAGGTAGACGTCGTTGACCTTGTTCCGCGTCGCCTTCACCGCGGGGTAGAGCTCGCGATTGATGTAGTCGACGAGGTTCTCGGGCGTCGGCCGCCCCGTGAACGGCCGCACCGCCTGGGTCACGCCCGTGCGCTGGTTCTGGTAGCCCGCTATCCGCTGGGCTTCGCTCAGCTGTCTATCGTCACATGCGGCCATGATTTACGGGCTGTCGAGGAAGCCAATCTCCAGGTGACGGACGAAGAGCGTGAGCTGCGTCGCGTCGTAGACGACCCCCGTCCCGACGAAGAGCCCCGTCACCCGCTCGGGCTTGCGCGTGTCGTAGGCGACCGAGAACACCCCGGCGCTCGCGCGAACGATGGGCTGCATCCCGACGGGGTAGTGCGTCCCGGCGACGGGCGCGGCGTTGTAGGTCCACTCGAGCTCGGTCCCGTCGATCTCCTCGCGCAGGTAGAACTTGACCACCGTCGGATCTGTAGCGGTCCCCGCGCTCGTCGCGAAGGTGGGACACGAGAACGTGTAGCGGTTGCGGAGGGCGACGCTCATTGGAGAGTGAGGCTCGCCTCCACCGAGACGTCGCCGTAGGCGTCCATGCGGAGCACGAAGGAATTGAGCCGCTGGGTTGCCGCCGCCGTCACCGTGAGGAGCGGCGTCTCGATGTCGGCGCCGCTGCCGATGGCGCCGACCGTGCCGCTGAGCGCCTCGGCCGTGCTCTGGTTGACGATGACGAAGCGGTTGGCCGTGCCCGCGACGGCCGTGCCCGTGTTCGAGACGGGCGCCGAGAGCGTCGACGAGAGCGCGAGGCTGTCGAGGTTCGCGCTACCGAACGGCGTGCCCGTGCTCGACGCGCCGAGGTTGAAGACCGCGAGCGACGTATTGGTCTGGTAGAGGGTGAGCGTCGCCTGCCCGCTGCCGACGACCATGAAGGTCTCGAACCCGTCGAGCATCGCGGCGCGTGCGCCGAGCGAGAGCGTCATCTCAGTTATCCACCAGGAGCGCGCCGTCGACCACCTTGCTCGCCGCCTTGTCGCGCGCGAGCGCCTGGTTCACCTGAAAGACCGTCGGCGCCTCGGCCGCGTTCGTGTACTGGAAGCGCACGTCCTTGAACATGCCGACGAAGACCTCGTCCGCGATGACGTCGGCGGCGACGGCCGCGTTGTCGTCGTCGGCGTCGACGATGCTCTTCGTGTAGAACGGCACCCAGGTTGTGCCCTTGTCGACCGAGTAGCTGCCGGTGACGGTGCCCGTCGCGCCGCCCGCGTCGCTCGCGACCCGGACTGCGTACTGGTACCAGTCTTGGCGGAGCAGGTGGAGGCTGCCGCCCGGCGGGAAGGTGGTCGCCGAATTGAAGAGCGTGACGGTGCCGGTAATCGTCGGCAGCCCGCCTGCGTATTCTAGGATCGTGTTGGCCATTGTCGTCTTCTCCGTTAGGTGGGCTGTTGGTAGGTCCTCAGCGCTGTCCGAGCCGCGGTCGTGAGCAGACCGAACTCGGCGCCGGCCATCTTGGAGCCGAACGCATAGATATTGGGCCCGATTAGACCGTTGTAGGGACTGCTCGCTGTGACGTCGTCACCGCCGTTGCCGATCAGGATGTTGCCCGTCGCGGTCACGAGCGAGCCCGTTGCGACGTTGGTAGCGAGCGTGCCGACCAAGACACCGTCCTTCGTGAGGGTCAGCCGCGCGGAGTCACTCGCGCCGTCCTTGTCCCATTCGATGGTCCAGAAGGCCCACGCGAGCGCCACCAAAGTACCACCCGCAACCGATCTGGTCACCCCCCCCGGCGCAGCCGCCGTCGCCCCGGACCCGGTCAATGTGCCGCCGGAGAAAGGCGCGTTGACCGCCAACTTGAGCGCGCTGCCCCCGCCCGTGCCCGTGCTGATACGCATGAGGCGCTGAGTAGTAGCGGTACTATCGGTCTTTACCCAAAGCCCCCAACCCGCATAATCACTCGCCGACGACTGCGCCGTGATCGGCCAACGCAGCACATCGTTCGTGGCGAAGCGCATGCACGGCAGACCATTGGCGCTGTTCTCGACCACGGGCTTGCGCGCATCGACGCTCTGAACCGCCGGGTTCGTGTTCATCGCGTCCGGCACGCTGGAGATACCGTTGACGTCACTCGTTGCGCTTGCCACCCGGAGCCAGGCCGAGACCGCGGAGACGCCGCTCGGGACGAAGGCGGCCGCGCTCGTGTAGAAGTTCGCGTCCGGCGCTGTCTTGCTGCTCATCAGGTGGGCCTCTGGTAGTTCATGAGTGAGAGGCGCGCTTGCTGCGTGAGCAGGCCCGTGCTCACGTTCGCCATCGCCGACGCGAGAAAGCCGAAGTTCGTCCCGAAGCTGCCCACGAATGGGAACGCCACAGCCGAGCCGAACGAGAGCAGCGAGCCCGAGCCCGTGACGCCGCTCTGTAGCGCCGCCGGCATACTGCCGAGCGTGCCGCTGAAGGTGCCGCTCTGCACGACGCCGTCTAGAGTCAAGATGAAGCGAGCGTCGCCGCTAAAGGATGAGTTGTACTCGAGGGTCAAAAACCTCCACGAGCCGGGGGTGAGCGAGCCCTTATTCATTATGCGGCTCTGGGCGCCAGACCAGACCTCGCTTTTGGAGTTGGTCGCGCTCGAGTTGAAATTGAACCAAAGAAAATTCGCACTCGCGCCACCGTTCGTGCCGAAGCTCAGGATCCCGTCCGCCGCGTTCGTCGGCTTGACCCAGGCCCAGAAACCCCACGTCGCCGTATTCATGCGCGCCGCAATGAGTGGCACAGCGAGAACGCTTACGCTCACGGTCACGATCGGCAGGCCATTGGCGCTCGTCGCCGACGGTGGCCGGCGCCCGTCGACCGACTGCGTCGCCGGGCTCGACGGGTTCAGGATGTCGTGCACGCTCGAGTAGCCCGAGCCCGTGATGACACTCGACGGGTGCGCGAAGCTGAACCAGCTCGACACGGCGCCGTCCGACGCCGCTACCGGATCGGCCTGGTAGAGCTTCGCGCCCGGCTTGGCCTTGCTGCTACTCATCGCGGTGCTTCTCCGTGCGCCGGCGCTCGCGCTCCTTCTTGGCCTTCTCGCGCTCGCGCTCCTTCTCCTTCTGGAGCGCGGCGCGGCGCTTCTCATAGGCGGGCTTCTTCTTCTCTTGGTCGGCGGCGCGCGCTGCCTCGTCCTCGACTTGGCCGAGCAGCGCGGCGCGCGACAGGTGCCCGCCCGTGACGGCTCCTCCCGGCTCGAGCGCGCGCAGGATGGGGAAGGAGTGGAGCATGCCCACGTCGGCCCAGTTGTTCGGGTCGAACACGCTCCGGCTCTTGCCCGCCATGCTTCGGCCCCGCGACAGGCGCTGTATGCCGAGCGTCTCCTGCAGAGAGCGGAGCTGGTCGAGATCGGGTCGCACTCCTGCATCATCGGCGAGCCCACGCAGCGCGTCGGCAACTTGCTTGTCCCCGGCCTTGGGCTTGTTGCCGTGTCGGGCGACATCCCGGAAGGACACCTCGACCGGGGGCGTGCGTGCCTGTCCCGCTTGCTGAATCGCGGGGGTAATCTTCTCGGCGATGTAGTCTCCGGGCGCGTTGTTTTCGATCTGCGCCCGCTTGACGATGGCCTTCGTCTCGCCCTTGAGCCCCGGCCCCTTCAGGACCGACATCGGTCCCCAGTCGTGGTTGCTCTCGGTACGCCCAACGGCTCCGCCTCCGAACCTGTCCGCCTGACGGATCTTGTTCGCCACGGCGCCAGCACCCCGACCGAGCCCGGCGCCGAGGAGCCCGAGCAGCGCCGCGTCCTGCCCCGTGTCGAGGATGCGCTCGCCCCCTCGAAGGATTTGCTCCCGCCGGGGTTGCCCCTGCAGCATGCGCGCCGTGTCGTCGACCTCCTCCTGGCCCGCCTGGGTCGCCATGGCCTCGCCCGTCCCGGCGGCGACTTCGCCGGCGAGCCCCGTTGCAGCCTTCACGGCGGGCTTCGCCGCGAGGGCCCCGAAGCGGGTCTTGGCGACGAGCTGGGCGAGCTTCGAGCCGCCGGCGAGGATACCCCGATAGACCGCCGCCGGCGCCCCCACGACGGCGCCCAGGGCCTGCCCTGCCCCGTACGTCACGGGGTTGTCCTCGATGGCCCAGTCGTTGAGCTCGGAAACCTTCTGCGGCGCCGCCTCGTTGACGCCCATCACGTCGGCGTTGCCGGGGAGCGGCATCTTCTGCTCGAGGCCGGCCACCTCCGTGGCGGCCCGCGCCGCCCCGAGCGTCCCCGTGTCGTCGAAGCCCATCACGAACGCGCGATCCATGTCGATGATGGGCTTGACCAAGCCGCCGACCTTGTTGCCGAGCGTCTCGAGGCTCCAGTCCTCCTCTTTGCCCCACGGCATCTGGGAGTAGCGGTAGACAGTGTGCCCGCCCTTGGTGGCATCCTCCGCGGTGCGCGACCACATGTAGTTGGCCGCGTCCTTGTAGAGCGGGCTGTCCGAGTCCATCGCGGCGATGTCCTCCGGGCTCGGCGGGTCACTGCGGAGCAGGCGCAGCATGTTGGGGTTTTCGAGCAGCTGCTTGCGCACGACCGCGACGGGCGGCTCGTAGGCGTACTTCACCTCCCCCGTCGTGCCCGCCTTGTAGCCCGCAAAGGCCGCCTGGTCGCCGCGCGGATCGTTGGTCGCGGGCAGGAGCGCGAGGCCCTGCGGGATGAGGTCGAAGCGCGGGTCGAGGGCGGCCGCGATGCGCCCCACCTCCGAGTCCTCGGGCGACAGCTCCGCCTCGGGCTGGTTCACGACGCCCGTCACGCCGAGCGAGTTCTCCGGCGCCGGCGTCACGCTCGCGCCCCCGGGGGCCGCCTTGCGCTTCGCCAGTAGCGCGCGTGCCTTCTCGGCGAACGCCGGCGAGACGTCCGCTCCGGGCGCTACCGCCGCCTCGAGCTGGGCGTAGTCGTCGTCCGAGAGCGCCATCAGTCGTCTGCCTTTCGGAGGATGTCGGCGACGCTCTTGTCGAGCTCGCTCTTCGGCTCGGGCAGAGCCGCCTTGCTCCCGCTCCCGCCATAGAAGGCCTGGATGCTACCGACCGTGATGTCTCCGCCCCCCTCCGGGCGCCAGGCGGGGTTATCTCGCCAGGCGGCGCTGCCCTTCGGGTAGACGACGGTCTCGGGTGGCTTGCCGATGAAGGCTGGCGCCGCGACGGCCAGGACGTAGTCCTCGGGCGGGCTCTCGCTCGTGACGCCGTGTTGCGACAGATATTTCATTACGAACGGCAGCTGCTCGGTCGCGGTCATCTTCGCCAGCTCATCCGTGCTCGTCCCGAGCGCCTTGGCGACGCTCGGCATGAACTGGATGAGCCCCGTCGCGCCGCTCTTCGGGTTGCGCGCGTCCGGCTTGCCCCCGCTCTCGGGCCCCATGACCCGCTTGATCTTCTCGGGGTCGAGGTCGCTTTCCATCGCGAGCGACTCGAGCTCGACGTCGAAGTCGCTCGTGAGGGGCTCCGGGTCGTTCTGGCCGCGCGCGCTCTTGCCCGAGGCCGGGGCCTCGCCGCCTGGGGCGCCCTCGTCGCGCCCCTTCTTCATGTCGAGCCAGTCGTTGTAGATCCAGCCCGGCACCGAGCTCTTGGCGCTCTGCAGGAAGGCGCTGCGCGTGTGGTCGTTCATGGCGCCGCCCGTCGCGCGGGCCTGCGCCTGGTCGAGGTACTCGAAGGCGCCGTTCTTGAGCTCCTCCTGCTTGGCCGCCATGTAGGCCTTGATCGCTTCTCGCTGAGGCGCCTGCATGCCGCCCTTGACCATCCGGGCGATCTCGGTGAGCGCCTGGTCGATCGTGGACGAGAGCGGGATGCCGAAGGAGAGTTTGAGGTCGGTGTCGCTCGGTGTGCCCTTGACGTTCTGAAACGTCATCAGCTCGCTCGCGACCATGGCGTCGTTGTCTGGGTTCGGATCGTCGATGACCTTCAGGATGGTGTCGCCCGCCCGGAAGGCCTTGCCCACGTCCACGATCTTGTTCTCGTTCGCGAACGAGTTGGCCTCTTGCCGCCCGTCCTTTTCGAGCCTCGCGATGTCCTTCTCGGTGAGCTCGTCGCGGCTCTCGCGGAACTTTTCCTTCTGCGCGTCGGCTCCGATGAGCGCGTTGCGCTGGGAGGCGGCTTGGCCAACGGCCTTGTCGAAGAGGGCCGCCTGCTTCTCGAAGGGCAGGCCCGAGCTGCGTAGCCCCGTGCGCACCTCCTCGGCCCCGCGCCGAGTCTCTGCGTCGGGGAAGGCGGCGACCATGCCCTTGAGCGACGGGTCGAGCCGGTGCAGGGTCGCGTCCGCCATCGCCCCCATGTCGATGACGTCCTTGGACACGCCGCCCGTGAAGTCGGGCGTGTCGGGCCCGCTCGTCGCCGTCTTCTCGCCGGGCATGCCGTAGGTCGCTGCCACCCGATCGGCCACGCTCAGCCCCGTCGTCGGATCCGCCTCGTCGCTCGAGCGGATGCCGAGCGGGGGCAGGAGCGAGCCCGTCTCGCCCCCGAGCCCCATCGCGCCGATGCGGCTGAGCGACTGCTCGGCGGTCTCGCCCTCCCCGTAGGGGGAGGTCTGCGCCAGGCGCGCTTCCTCCTGCGCCTGCTGCGCCGCCGCGTCCATCCCGACGCGGTAGCGGGGCAGGCCGTCGACTTCGCCCTCGAGCTCGACGTCCATGCCGAGCGCGTGCATCTGCGGCACCATGGCGCGCTGCGCCTCGATGTTGCCCTCGCCGCTCTGCTTGGTGAACTCGGTGAAGAGCGCCGAGCGGTCCGTCTGGAGCTTGGCGGCCTTCTCGTTCTCGGCCGTGAGGTGAGCCCGCGTCATCTCGCCCGCCTCCGACTCGCGGCGCAGGCGCTCGTCCTCGGCGTGCCGGCGCCTCGTCTCCTCGAACTCCTTCTTCATGAGCGCGAGCCTCTCGCGCTCGAGGCTCTTGTCGCCGCCGCCGCTGCCTAGGTCCCAGGGCGCAACCTTGGTCGGCTGCAGGAGCATGCTCGCGAAGTCGAGGGCCATCGCTCAGCCTCCCATCTTGGCTTTGGCGAGAGCCTTGCCGGCCTCGTACAGCTGGTCGATCTGCTTTTGGTCGATGTCCGCCGCCTGCATCACGGGCAGGAGTTTGGACTGCCACTCCGTCTCCCAGTCGGTCTGCTCGCCAGACTGGATGCTCTTCATCACGTCCGAGATCATCTGGTAGGCCTGCTGGCTGTGAGCCCGCACGTCCGCCATGGTCTGCTGCATGCGCGCCTGCCGGCTGCCCTCGGCGCCGCTGGCGGCGCTATTGAAGGAGTTGAGTCGGTTCAGGTCGTTGCCGCTCATCGTGTTGGCGATGTCGGCGCTCGTCCTCGTGCGATCCATGCCGAGCTGCGCCGCCTGATTGGCGGCGTTGGTCGAGGCCGTGAAGTCCGCGCGCGCGCTGTCGTCGCCTCGGAAGGCGATGTCGGCGCCCGAGTTCATGCGGGCGAGCGCGGTCTGGTCCGCGTTGTTCATCGCGTTCGTGCTCGCCTGGTAGCGGTTGGTCTCGGCGCTGTCGGCGGAGCTGGCGATGTTGCCGAACGCATTGAGCCCCGCGATGTTGGCGTTCTGCGCCCCGAGCGCCTGGCTGTCGGCGTTGTTCGCCATGTTGCCCAGCAGCTGGTTCCTGCCGAGCTCGAGGTTGCCCTGCATGTTGTTGATGTTGGCGAAGGTCTCGGCGCCCGAGAGGTTCGCGCCGAAGGCGGCGAGGCTCGACAGATCGCCCATGCGGGCCTGGTTGCCGAGCAGCTCTTGCCTCGCGCGCTGCTCCTGCGTGCGCTGCATCTCGGCATCGAAGGAGCGGTTGGCCCGCTGGGCCTCGATGTCGGTAATCACATTGCCGACGCCCGACAGCGCCTCGGAGGAGCCGTAGACGCCGCGCCCGGCCGCGTCCTGGTTGTAGGACTGCACCCCGAGCTGGCGGGCCCGATCGTAGAACGGGTCGAAGTTCGCGATGGGCATGGCGCCGAAGGCGCCTTGCGTCTGGGCGTACTGCCCCGCGGCGAGATTGGGGTCGCCGTACTGGCCGATGGATCCGTACTGCCCGGCAATCTGCCCGAGGCCCTGCTCGCCCTGCGTGCCGCCGGCGAGGGACTGCGCGCTCTGGCCGTACTGGCCCTGCGCGTTCTGCGGGCCCGAGTAGCCCGTGAAGTCGCCGTACTGCCCCATCGACTGGTTGTAGAAGGCGCTCGCCGGGCCCTGCGCGCTGAAGTTCTGCGTCGCCTGGCGCGCGTACTGCTCGCCCGCGAACGGGTCCATGTACTGGCCCTGGACCTGGTTCCAATACTGATCGCCCTGCCCCGGGCCATCGAGCGTGCCGAGGTTCTGGTTCAGGTACTGCTCGCCCTGCGTCGGGCTCTGGAGGTTACCGTATTGGTCCTTCAGCATCCCCGCCGCGGGGTCTTCGAGGTAGCGGTTCTGGGTGTAGAGATACGCCTGCTCGTCGTACCCCGGGTTCGTCATGTTGTTGCCGGGGTTCTGGATCGGGGACTGCTGCCCCGCGAACTGCCCGCTCGTCGGGCGCTGGATGCCGACGTTTCCAAAAGCGGCCGCCGCCGAGCCACCGGTCGCGTTCTGTTGCGTGCCCCCGAGCATCGGGCTCGTGTAGCCGCTCGGCGCGAGCGGGCTCGTGTAGCCCGGGGTCCGCCCTGCCTGCAGCACGGGCGTCGGCAGCGGCTGGCCCGAGCCGCCGAAGAAGTCTCCGTAGAGAGCGTTGGGGTTCTGCTGGGCCATCAGTACCTCCGTCCCGCTTGCGGCGTTGGCAGCTTGAGCGGGGTCGGCCCTGGCCCGAGCGGCGTCGTCTGCTGCTCGATCATCTTCCGGCGCCGCTCGTTCTCGCGCGCTCGCTCGAGGTTCGCCTGCACCTCCGGGGGGATGTTGCCGGCCCTCTGCCGCGTCTTCGGGTCGATGGGGCCGCTGTTCTGAGCCGCGAGCCACGCCTGCTCGGCGTCGCCGATCGGCTGTGCGCCTGGGTCGCCCGCCATCTGCGCCATCTGCTGCGGGTTAAACGCCGCTTGAGGTCCGTACATCTGGGCCATCATCTGGTTCTGCGGGTTGAAGGCGAGCATGCTCTGACCGAGCGCCTGCATGCGCATCTGCTGGTTACGCTTCTTCTGCAGCTCGGCGTCCTTGGCGAGCTCCTCCTGCTTTTTGAGGAGCGCCTTCTGCTCGTCGCTCTTCGAGCCCGTGATGGCGCCGAGCACTGGGATCTTGGCGAGCGTGTCCTCGCCCGCTATGCGCGTGAGGCCGCCGCTGGTCCAGTCGAAGCCCAGCTGCAGTCCGTCTTTGAGAAAGCCACCGAATCCCATGTCGTGCTCCTAGCTGCCGAGGTCGTCGAAGGTTTCCGTCGCCTTCACGAGAAAGAGCCCCTTGTCGTCGGGGAACCGAAACCGCCACTGCCGCCGTCGGTAGACGCCGAGCGAGTAGAGCGAGACGACCGGGTTCAGGTCGCCGTCGTCCACCGATAGCTCGATCTCGATCGAGCTCCACTCCGTCGAGAGATCGTCTCGCCACTCGAGGTGACAGACCACGTCACGCGACAGCTCGGGCTCGCGCTTGAGCGCGAGGTGCACGGCGGTCGTGCGTTTGCGGTTATTGCTCTCCCGATCGAGAAAGCCCGTGCGCACGTAGGCCACGATGGCCGCGCCGAGGTCCGTGCCCGCGTCGAGCGTGAGCACCCGGATGGTCCCGTCCGATAGCCCGACGACATTGAGGCCGCCGTCCTGGCGCAGGACGTGCGAGAGCACGGGGAACATCGTGAACGAGTCTGAGCCCGAGCTATGGAGCGCCCAGCGGCACCAGCCGATGCCGGGCTGGAGCACGAGCGTCTCTTGATCCGTCTCGAAGCGGAAGACGACGGCGTCGGCGAAGCTCTCGCCGAAGCGGTAGCCGTAGCACTCGTCGGGACGGGTCAGCGCGTCGAGCGTCGCCTGGATGGGCTTGCCCACGTCCTCCCATTCGCGGCCGTCGCTGATGACGATGCGGGTCAGGTGGTCGAGCCACACGTAGCGGTCGTCGACCTTCACGGGACTGTAGGCCGCGAGGCAGCCGACCTCCTTCGTGATGCTCGGCGAGAACGAGACGTTCGAGTCCGGGGAAAAGAGCTGCAGGCTCGTGCGACCAAAGACGAAGATGTCGTTCGTGTTCTCGGCGCACGCGACGATTGAGTCGGGTCGCGCCTCCGCCGTGAAGAAGCCAGCGCTGCCGGGCGAGGGGCTCCAGGTCTCGTGACCCGAGTAGTCGACGATGCCCTGCGTGATGTCCGAGTAGCGGAGCTTGGTCTGGTCGAGCTGCGTATCGTTGGCGAGGATGCGGGAGCTATTGCCGAGGACGTGGCTCGCGAGCGGCGGGCAGCCGCCGAGAAAGCTCATCTCCTGGTAGTCGGCATTCGTCGTGAAGTTCGGCGCGCTGAAGGTCTCGGGGCGGATGTCTATCTTGCCAACCTCGGCCCCGCCTGCGATGACGAGCAATGCTTCGGTTTCGGCGAACACGGGCCTGGGAAATCGCGTCGTCGCGACGGCAGCAGGCGTTGCTAGACGATCCTCGTTGGCTGTCCCTGTACCTACGAGTGTGGCGGCTCCACCTGATATTCGATAGACGTTGCGACCAGCGTTATGTCCTCCCCCGCTCGCGTTTACGGTTGCCCCGACAGCGTAGAGTACCCCGGGGTGCGTCCCGCTGACCGTGGACGACCCGCTCGTGTGGGCTACCTTCGACTCCGTGAGGTACATCCCGAGCACCCCATTGGCGTCGACTGCAGTAGCGGGAGCGACACCCGTGTAGGCGACGAGGCCGGGGCGCTTGCGGAGGACTCCGCGGGCGTCGAGGAGGACGTTGAAAGCCTCGCTGCTCGCGCCGCTGATGGGCTCGCCGCTGGTCTCCAGCGTTGGGCCGAAGGGGATGGGGGCAGTGGGCAAACTAGCAGCCCCCTGCTGCGCAGGCAGCTACCGCAGCGGTCGGTTCCAAAGCGCGACACATCTCACGCGCTCCATTGGGTCGGGTAGTCGACGACCGCCTGGGGCCCGCTCGTGTGCTCGAAGGAGAAGCTCACGCACTGGCGCTTCTTCGCTTCGGCGATGCCGCTCAGCATCGCGACGCGATCGGCGGGCATCGAGGTGTCGATGGCGATGTAGTAGGCGAGCTGCCAGACGAGGCAGTCGTACCAGAAGCGCTCGAGGTCGGCGCTCTTGGTCCCGTCCGAGCTGGATCCGAAGAGCCGCGTGGTGCTCAGCCGCATCACGCCCGCCTCGCTCGGCACGGGCCAGAAGCGCAGGTTCACGAGCGCGCCGTGGCGGAAGACGCAGTAGAGCTGGGGGCGCGACGAGATGCTGCCCTTGACGGTGAGCGTGCTCCACTTGAATAAATCGATCTGCTTGCACACGAGCTCGCCCGACGTGTGCTTCGTGTCGTGGCTGTCGGGCGGCACAAACATCGCGTCCTCGTGCACGTCGAGCACGTCCTCGGGGAGCGTGTAGTAGGGCTCGCCGGCAACCAGCTGGAGGTCATGAAAGCCGAGCGTGCGGGCGACGAAGCCCTCCGTCGCCAGCGCGTCCATGATGAGCCCGAGCGTCGCGCGGCCGTGCTCGAGCTTGGGCGTCATGTTCGCGCCCGACAGACGCGCCTCGACCGGCAGCACCCCCGCTCGCTTGTAGGCGAGGAGGATGAGCTGGTTGATGCTCACGAGCGCGGACGGGGTCGTCGCGATGGTCATCAGAACCCCGTCGGCGGGTTGCCGTCGTAGACGTCCTCGGCCGTGTAGCGCCGAGTGGGGCCCGTGTAGCTGGACGACGAGGAGGGGCGGCCCAGGCTATCGACGTCGGGGATGGCGCCGTCGGCGGGCGCGGTCATGCCGACGCGCTGGCTGAGCGCGGCGGCGCGACTCGCGGTCAGCTCGGCGAGCGTGAGCTCGTCACGACCGGGCAGGTCGTTCTCGCAACGGAGCAGCCCGTCACGACCCCGCCGGAGCGCGCTCCGCAGGTAGGGCACGCCGCACGTATCGCAACGCGATAGGTGCTCGCCCTTCCTGTCGATATTGCGGGGAACGCTCCGGCTCATTCGTCTCCATTTACGCTGCGCCCGTCACGAGCAGGCCCGCGGCGGCGGTCTCATCGCAGCCGTAGTTCTCGTAGTTACCAACGGTCGCGATCGTCGCTGCCCCAAGCACGATGACGCCGGCGCCGCCGACGGTCGTGCTCGCCGTCTTGAACAGGTTGCTGGCGTAGTTGCCGCTGATGCCGGCCGTGTTCGCCGTCGAGGAGAAGCCGCCGCCGCTCGTGGCCTGGGTCTGGCGGGCGACGTTGCTGGAGATGAGGAAGTTCGTGCTGGCGGCGCCCGTGATGGCCACCAGGGTGGCCGTGCTGTCGGCGACGATCTGGTTGCCCGTCATCACGAAGTTCGCCGCGCCGGTGACGGCGATGGGGGAGTTCGCGCCGAGCGCGCCCGTGAACGAGAGGAAGTTATTGGCGAGCGTGACGCCCGCCGCGGTCACCACGATCGCGCCAGTGACGGCCGCCGTCGCGCTCGCGATCTTCAGCCCCGAGACCGTCACGTTGGCGGCGTTCAGCGCCATGGTCGCGCCGGTATGGCTCAGCGTCACCGTGGGCGCGTTGGACGCGCCCGCGTTGGCGACGCCGATGATCTGGGCGCCCGCGACGAGGCTCGGCCAGATCGAGCCCGAGGCAGAGAACGTCTCGGCGTGGCCCGGCAGGACGATGACGACGTCGTTCTGTCCGGCGCGGCAGCGAGCGAGCCCCGCGTTGATGGTCGTGACGAGGTTGCCCCCGACGGAGAACAGGTCGTCGCCCTCCTGCGCGCCCGTGCTCCGCACGTAGGCCGCGACGCGGCCTCCGGGCTTGATGAAGGTACCGGTGGGCGTCGCGATCGAGTCGTAGTTAAAGAACGGCGTCGGCATCGGCGGGCCCTCTCAGGCGTTGCTGAAAAAGAAGGAGCGGGGGTTGACCCAGCCGCGAGACCAGCGAGCCGTGATGCCGTAGTTCATCATGGTCTTGTCCTCGGTGACCCACGTGTTGCTCTTGGGCTTGCGCCGCCAGAACCACATGATGCCGAGGTCGGCGTCCGTGATGAGCCCCCAGTTGGTGCTCGTCGTGTTCCAGTACTTGAGCGGCACTGGCTTGATGTCGAGGTCGCGATTGATGACGTTGATCGCGTTGAAGGCGCCGGGCGTCGGGTCGTGGCTCGAGCCGAGCACTTCCCGCCAGATGCCCCACTGCTGCACCGGGAACACGGCCTTCTTCGGCATCACGCCGTCGATGAGACCGTCGTGGCCGACCATCTGCATGAGCTGGGCGTTGGCGATGACGAGCGCCGCCTTGCTCGGGCTCATGGCGGTCGGCAGCATGTTCGAGTAGGTGCCGCCGCCGGGCAGCACGTGCGCGGTGCTCGCGAGCGGCTGACCGTCGCCGCCGACGTAGGCGGTGTTGGTGGCTCTCACCAGGATGAGCACCGAGTCGAAGTCGACGAGCTTCCAGAGCGAGCGATTGTTGCGCTTCGCCGCCTGGATGACCTTGTCGTACTTCATGTCCTCCATCGCCTCCTCGCTCACGATCATGCGTTGACCGTAAGTGCGGGCGTTAAAGCGGGTGAGCGGCCCCTCGACGATGGTCCCTACCGGGATGCTCTCGCCCTCGGGCTTTTCGCCCGCCATGCCGCCGCCGGCGATCTCGTAGTACTCGATGTAGTTGTCCGTCATGTTCTTGACGTTCATCCACTTGCCGAGATCGGCCTTGCTGCCCTCCGAGCCGTGCTCGTCGGTGTCGATGTCCTCGAGCGTGTCTTTCAGCGCGAGGGCGGCGGTGCTGGTGAAAATCTCACTCATGGCGAGTCCTTATTCAACGTTCGCGCCGAAGATTGCGGCGTCAGGCGCGGCCATCAGTTGCTTGGCGCCCCACATGACCTGGAAGGTCACGTTGGTCGCGGTGAAGTCCATCACGTCGCCGAGCTTGCCGAGCCCGACGATCAGGAGCTGGAGTTGGTTGGCGCCGCCGGCCGCAGCCGTCGACAGGTCGATGAGGGGGTTGGCCTTGGGCTGGCCCATGCCGCCCGTCAGCACCGAATAGGTGAGCGTCGCCGTCATGCCGATGAGGCTCATCGCGAACGCCTTGGTGGGGGTGCTCAGAGCGGCGGCGGCGTCGATCTCGAAGATGTTGCCCTCGACCGGGATGACCGACACGAGCGGGGCGTTGTCCGAGCCGATGCCGCCCGTGTAGGTCGTGCCGCTCGCGTAGAAGCTACCGGGGCGCGGGGCGCCGCCGACGATCACGCGGGGGAACCCCGTGATGATGCCGAAGGCATAGTCGTCCGAGTCGGCGTTCGCGCCGGACACGTCCTGGCCCGCCTGCACGAGCCCGACCGTGCCGTCCTCGAAGAGGCGCACGGGGTCGCCGATGTTGAGGTTCGCCGCGGTGGCGCCGCCGACGACGGTGACGGGCGCGTAGGCCGTCGCGATCGGGTAGGTGAAGATTTGCGGGGTGTCGTTGCCGCTGATGCTGCGCTGGAAGCGAATGCCGTAGCGATGAGTGTTGGCCATTGTCGGATCCTTAGAAAAGGGTCATGGACGGACGGTTAGAACTGCCACTTGCGACGGTCGTCGCTGTCGGCGCGGACGGTCTTGATGCCCTTGAAGCGGGCTTGCTCGTCGCTCGAGAGCGGGTCGATGTCGCGCTGACGAATGGTCTCCTGGATAGCGTCTGCACGCTTCCATCCGACCTCGTCGAGCTGCTTCTTGCGATCGAGCGAGACCTCCATGAGCACCATGCCCATGCTCTTGATCGCGTCGCCGGGCTTGTACTCCTGGTAGCCGATGGTCGGCTTCGCCTCGCTCGGATCGTACTGCGAGACCGTGTAGCCCTGCGCCAGGTACGAGCCGACGTTGAGCGTCGGGTCGTTGACCTCGCTCACCCAGACGTAGTGCTTGTCCGGATCGGCGTCGGCGAGGAAGCCTCGGTTGGCGACCTGCTCGACGGGTCGCGCGGGAGGATCTTCACGCCTGAGCCCCTTCTTGGGCTGACTCTGCTCCGCTGCCGGCTCTGGCTCTGTCAAGACTACTCCGCCTGAAACCCATCGGTTCAGACGGAGGCCACGTGGGAAGCGTGGGCTCGCCGGAGGTTGACGCGCTACAAGAAAGCAGACGCCCGGCCTGCCGTCAAGTAATTGGATCGGACTCCAATCGATTGGAGTCTAAACGACCTTCTTTTCCCGCAGTCTTTTCCCCGTCTTGTTCGTCCACGCCTTGATCGCTTCCGCCTCGGGTAAGTGATCGTAGGCGGCAATCGCCATGCGCCGAAGCTCGGGCGTCATCGCGATACCGCCGCCCCCTCCGCCGCCGCCTCCTCCACCGCTCGCCGGCATACCGCTGAGCCGCGAGCGCTCGTTCTGCGTCGGCGCGGGCTTGGGCCCCATCTTGAAGGTGGCCATGGTCTCGCCCATGATTTCATCCACGACCTGCGGGGTAATCTGCTCGCCTTGCGCGAGACGCATCTGCGCGCGGCCTTGCGCGTACTGGAAAGCGTTCTGGTTCTTGTAGACGTCGGGATACTTCTGCACCCAGACCTGCTGGGCCTGGCTCTGCTGGCGGCTGCCTTCGGTCTGCGCGAGCACGCGGCGGGTGTGCACCTCGGTCTTGCGAGCCTCGATATCGCGAGCGATGTCCTCGTAGTAGCGCTGCCGCTTGTCGTCAAAGGTGCCGCTCTTGACCTCGGCCTGCGCGGCCTTGTAGGCGTTCTGCTGCTGCTCGTAGATCGCGTCGAGCTCGCGCGTGAAGTCGTCCTTGCCGTCGGCGGTCACACGCGGCGCGCGCTGGCTCTGCGCGCTGACCTGGCCCTCGAGGCGAGCGAGCCGCTCTCGGAGCTCGGCCTTCTCCTTGCGCTCGGCCTCGAGCTCCTCCTTGGCCTTCGCTCCTTCCTGGAGCTTCGACTGGAGGCGAGCCTGTCGCTTCTCTTTGCGAGTCTTGCGCTCCTCCTCGCTGGCGCTCGGGCGCTCCTCCTCGGTGATGAGCTCGGCGTCGGTGACGGTCTCATCGTCAGAGAAAGGTACGACGACGCTCTTATCAGAATTGCCTTCGAAGTAGTCAGCCATGGTTCACCAGCAGTCCTGCACGTAGACCGATTGTTTCTTCACCGTGGTCCAGTCGTTGTCCTCGTTGCGCCAGGAGACCTGGTGCTCGTACTTACCGGGATCGCCCGCGTCGATGATGCGGCGCTTGCCGGCGAGAATGTCCGCCTGCAGGGTCTCGTTGCCGGCGAGGTCGCCGTCGCGCATCACGAGCACGAACATGGGCTTGCCTTCGAGCAGCTCCATGCGCCGGGCGAAGGGGACGTTCTTGTTCGTCATCACGACGTCGCCGAGCTCGTAGCCGTGGCTCATCAGGCGATCCATCGCGGTGAGCCCCGCGCTGATGAGCACGCCGCGGTAGCCCTCCTGCAGATCCTTTTGCTTGGTCAGCTCGGGGCGGTAGAGGGACGAGCCTGGCATCTTTTCATCGGCATCGAACGGGTCGATGGGGAAGACGAAGATGCGGTCGAAGCCTGCGGCCACGCGGAAGAAGCCGTCGGGGATGCCGTGCTTGAGTCGCGCGGCTTCGAGCTTTTCCGGCAGGTGGAGCGCGCCGGGCGGGCTCATGCGCTCTTTGATGAGCTTCGTGCGGTGGATGGCCGCGTCGAGCTCGGTGTCCCGGAACTCGATGCGCGCCTGGACCTCGTCCTTCTCGGACCAGGCGGTCTTCTTCTCGGGCTCGGGGAACGAGTAGATGGGTGATGCTGTCACGCTAGATATCCTTTGATGAATTGACCGGGGTCGACCGCGAGCTCCTTCACGGCGCCCCGGATGCGCTCGACGAGCTCGGCCTGTTGCGCGAGGCCTCGGGCTTTGCGTAGGGCGATGTCGCCCTCGTCGCCGATGAGCGTGTGATGGCTCGCCTGCAGCATCTCTTGCCGCAGGCGCACGAGGTACTGTTCGAGGAGATCGAGGTCACGCACATCACGCCGCGCCCTGCTGTTGCTGGTTCGCCGGCGCCGGCTGTTGCTGCGGTGGTCCCCCCTGCGGAGGCGGACCGCCGGGACCCGGCGGAGCGCCCGGGGGCGCCATGCCGGGGGGCGGCGCGGGCGGGCTCGTCGGGATGCCGAACTGCTGGGGCGGCTGGGGGGCGGCGCCGAGGAGGGCGATGAGGTCGTAGCGGTTGCGCGCCTCGAGGCTCTTGCTGATAACGGCGTGTTTGAGGGCGAAGTTGCCGGCGAGCTCGGGCACGGCGTTCGGCATCTGCACGAGCGCGTCCGCTTCGCTGATGCGCTGGCTCGTGCTCGTGAACTTGAGGTCGGCCGAGATCTCGACGTCGTAGGGACGGTCGTACATCTCGCGCCCGACGGAGAACGTCTGCCGACCCATGGGGCCGACGGACGGATCGTGGTTATTGACGGAGAACCACTCGACATCCTCCAGGAATATCGCGTTGAGCATGGCGTTGTTCACCAGCACCTGCGAGACGAAGTCGGCGTACTTCTGGGTGGGCACCGAGAGCATCTTCGTCGCCTGCTCGATGCGGGCGCTGATGCCTTGCGCGGTCTCGCCGCTCTTGCCCGCTTCGCCCGAGAGCACCTCGGGCGTATTGCTCACGCTGGCGGCGTAGCGCTGCAGCATCTCGATGAGCTGCAGGAACTGGGGGTTCGCCTGGCCGAAGTCGAGCGGGACGATGTCCTTCTGGAGGTCGGTCGAGCCCTGCACCGTGTGCAGCTTGCCCGGGGCGAGCTGGATCTTGTCGCCGCCGGCGAACTTGAGGTTCCCCTTGACGAGGAAGTTCTTCATGTTGCCGAGCATCGCCTGGTCGATGAAGGCGCTGAGCGAGATGTTGGCAGCCTTGTTCTGGGCCGCGTGGATCATGCCCGTGCCGAGGCCGAGCACGCCCTGGAGCGGCTCGATATTGACCCCGTGCGCGAACATCCGGATGGGCACGCTCTCGGGCTCGCGCGGCATCGCCTGCGGATTGCCCGCCATCCAGTCCGGCATGATGGGCTCGGGCGGGGGCGGCATGTCGGAGAGGGACCGGGCCATGATGATGGCCTGCGCCGGCCCATCGCCATCGGGGGGCAAGTCCTGCGCGAGCGCGAGCGCGGCCTGCTGGGTTTGCTGCAGCTCCGCTTGGAAGGCTTGGATCTCCTGGAGCCCCTGCTGGTAGCGCTGCAGCTCCTGCATCTGGAACTCGTGCCGGCGCTTGTCGTACGGGTCGACGCGCTCGTGGATCGAGAGCGCGAGCACGGTCTGGGTCTGGTAGTCGATGATGACCTTGCAGTAGCGGTCCTTGTCCTCGTTCGGCTCGCCGTGGGCGTCCTTCGCCGTCGAGGGGGGCAGGTTCGTCCAGCCCTCGTACTGGATGATGCGGTACTGGCCCTTCTGGTAGGCGGACGAGTCGACGCCGATGCTCTTATCGACCATCTCGCGCAGCTCTTGGGTGATGGTCGCATCATCCCAGTCGGGCGGCATGTGCTTGAGCGTGGTGTCGAGATCTTCCCACGTCCCTTTCATCTTCCGCAGCTCGTGGCCGTCCATGTAGATGACCTTTGCCACCCAGGACACGTCCGAGAAGTCCGGCATCGTGGAGACGTGCGCGTTGGCGCACACGAACTCGTTGCCCGATAGGATCTCGTGCCGATTGCACCGGTGCTGCGGATCCCAGTAGCTGTGACAGACGACGTCACCGAACAAGTCGAACATCAAGAGGCCGCGGTGGCCGATCTGCCGCTTGAAGTCCTTGAGGCGCTTTCGGATCTGCCAGTTGCCGTGGAGAGACAGGAGCTTGGCGGTCTTCTCGTCGTCGGGCCCGATGGGCGTGACGCCAAAGACGTTGGTCCAGTTACCGAAGAGCTCGTAGGCCTGGCGCGTCGTCATCCGGATGGTGTTCTCCATCAGGATGGGGACGTGGGCGTTGGCCATGTCCTTGAACGGGCCGTCCTTCGGATCGAGGATGCCGCTGAAGAGCTTCCAGACGTCGGCGTTGTTCTTGCGGAACTTCTCGGTCGCCTTCCACGCGTTCTCGAAGTCATCGAGACATTTGTGGGCGATGCGTTTGAGCACCTGCCGCCCCTCGGGGTGCGCCTTGAACTCCTTGACGAGGTTCATCCCCTCCGGATCGTATTCGAAGGGCTCGCCCGCCGGCATGTCCTGCCCGAGCTCCTGGAGGTTCGGCTCCTCCGTCTCGACCGGGGCGTCGAGCACGCGGGTGTCAGGCTCACGGGGCACTGGTCACCTCGGGTGGCACGAGGGGCCCGCTCAGCACCGTTATCCGCTCATCATCGAGCCACTCGGCGGCAGTGTCCACGAAGAGCCAGCATTCGCCATCGAAGAATCCCACCATCGGTTCACCGGTGTATTTCTCGACGATGTAATAGCGTCGAACCCAATAGTAACCAGACTCACGCCGCACCGTCGGAGCCGTGACAGATTCTGTCATATCAGCTTCCGTACCCGAATCCGCTCGCTTTGGGCAGAGCCTCGTCGAAGGTGTCGTTGTCGGGTCGGTCGAACTCGTGGAGTTCCATGACGATTGAGCCTCTCCCGCGGCTCGCGCGCGCGCAGCCGTAGGCAATACAATCAAACCAATGTTTCAGCGGGCTCCTCTTGTCGGGGATGAGCGAGTCGCCCTCGTCGACCTTGATGCTGCTGAACATCTCCGCCGTTTTCTTACAGTTGTCGAAGATCATGAGTGCAGGTGGGCGCTTGTCGTCGTAGTCGCGCAGCCGCTCGCTCACGCGCTCGGCGTTGCGCTGGATCGAGGCCTTGTCGGCGGGCTCCCAGTAGATGCCGTGGTCGGCAAAGACTTGCGCCTTGCTGACGCCCGAGTCGCCGCGCTCCTCCCAGAGCTGGGTGTCCGCGACGGACGACATGAGCCGGCTCCGGTGCTCGCGCTTGTCCCAGAAGCCGAAGCTCTGCTCGATCTCCGCGACGCGCAGGGCGCAGTCCTTGTCCTTCATCAACCGGAAGTTGAACTCGTAGAACACGTACATGTTCTCGTCCGGATCGAGCGCGACCCAGACGCAGACGCCGTGCGTCTTGTACCCCCAGTCCATGATGCGGAACTTGGGCCAGTCGCGCGGTATCTTGAACGGCCTGATGACGTGGACGCCCGGGTTGAAGTCGTCCTCGAAGTAGCCGCCCTCGACGCTGTCCCAGTCGCCGTAGAGATAGCGCGCGCGCATGTGCGCCGGTTTGCTCAGCAGCTTGAACTTGTAGTCCCGGACGAAGCCCTTGTCGGGGTTGTCGTCGAGGGTCGCCGGCAAAAAGAGCATCGTCTTCCATTCGAACTCGCCCGTGAGCGGGTCGAGCACCTTGCGCTTGAGGATGACGTTGCCTTTGCGTTCGGGGACCACGAACGTGTCCTTGAGCCAGCCCGGCGCGGGGTTACTCATGAGGCGCGTGCGCCGGAAGTGCCGGAGCACGGGGTCGGCGGTTCTGACGCGACCATCGAGCTCGTCGACCTGCTTCTCTTCGAACTGGTAGGCCTCGTCGAGGCCCAGATACGAATATTGCTTGGAGAGGTAGTCTTCGTGGCTGTTGCTCTCGCGGCAGTGACCGAAGGTGTACTTGAAGCCGCTCGCGAACTCCCAGCGGTGGAGCTCCTTGGAGTACTTGGCGTACGGGTCGAACTTCGGAAACATCCTCATCGAGCGGTCGATGGTCTCTTGCAGCTGGGGCATGGTGCGGCGCATGTGGAGCGCGTGCCCCTCGCTCTCGCCCTGCCGGATGGGGTGCTTCTTGCAGAGATCTGCGAGCCACTCGGGGAACTGATCGAGGAGCTGTCCCGTCATGCGGGCGTGCTCGATGACGGCCTGGGTGACGATGGGGTCCCAGAGCAGGGTCAGGCTCTTGCCGGGTCCGGCGGCCCCGCCGCCGAGCACCATGTCGCAGGTGGTCTCGTGGTACTTCGCGCTCCACGGGCTCGGCTGATAAAGCGAGCGATCGAGCATCTAACCCCCGCGTTTGGCGAGGTACTCGCGGATGAGGTCACAGAGGCCGAGGTCGTAGACGCCGCCTCGGCGGTCGGGCTTTTCCCAGCGGCGGGTCAGGTGATTCTTCTCGATGGCCTCGAGCTCGACGTCGGCGGCCCAGGCGACGAGCTCGATGTCGGAGAGGGTGAGGCGGCGGGGCGGCGCCTTCTCGGGCTCCCAGGCTTCGCGCTTGGGGGCGACGCGCTTCTCGCCGCGGTCGAGGTAGACAATGCGCCGCTCGAACTCGTCCTCGAACCCGGGGACCTGGACGAGCTCGACGGCGCCCTTCATCCCGTCGTCGGTGCGGATCATGCGCTGCCCGACGACCAGACTCATTTTGACGGGTCCCGTGCGTTGACGGCGTCGACGACTTGCTGGGCGAGCTCGGGGCTGTCCATGAGGCCCACGAACTCGCCGTCGACGTCGTAGAGGGTGCGGCCGAGAGCGCTCCCGACGCGCCAGGGCAGATCCCCCTTGGGCCTCTTGGGCTCGGTCTCGCTCGAGACAGTACTCACGATAGGGCCTCCATGCGCCGGACGAGCTTGCCCGCGACCTCGTAGTGGGTGACGGCGAAGGCGTACGCGCCGCAGGCGAAGCACTCGGCGTGATCGAGGGGGCAGCCCTGCTCCATGGCGCTCACGGCCTCGGCGTGGCAGGAGCGGCAGTGGCCTTTGATGACTCGCCAGACCTTTCGGCGCGAGTCGAGATCGATGACGGTGGCGGCCATCATTGCACCTGCCTCCGGAGCGAGCTTTGAGCGAGATCGGCCATGGCGCGGGCGTATTCGGCAGCAATGCGCCGAGCGGCCTCCATGACTTTGCGACATTGGGCGCAGGGGCAGTATTCGGCGGGAACGCGTTCGGCGATGCAGGTGGGGAGCGTCATTCGACCTCCTTCGAGGGGTATTCCGGGGCTCCGGGCATGCCGACGGCGGTCGGCGCGGGGAGAGCGATCTTGGCGTTCACTTCGCGGGGCCCGCCGTTCATGGCGGTGTGGCGCCGAGCCCTCGAGATACCGATGACCATGGATTTGGCGAGGTCAATGCCGCTGGCGGACAGCGATTTGGGGGCCCAGCCCTGTTTGGCGACCTCGAGGCGGCGCTTGGCGGCCTCCGCCCCGTACTGCTCGACCCATTCGGGGGGCGGATCGGTCTGATCGGGCGAGATGTGGCAGAAATCGAGCGCAGCGCGCAGAATACCGGAGGCCTGTTGGTAGACCTCGTCCTCGATTTCGAGCATCCGCGTGAGGCGGGACGCCTTCCCGTCCTCGCCGTGGACTTCACGGAGCAGTGGCGTCGGGTAGAACGTCATGCGGGAGCAATATGGCACGACGACCGGCCAGTGACGAACGTTCAGTAGTGGGTCCAGCACCGAAATATCCGAAAGTCGAGCGGTTTTATCTGCGCGAGGTAGCGAGATTTCTGCGGGCCAAGGAGGGGGACGTGGTCCGATTCCTCCAATCGAGGCATCTGCTCAGGAGCATGCGCCCGGGGACGAACCGCAACCGGGTTCAGTTCACGAGCGCGCGTGGGGTGGCCCTCGCGGTGGCGCACTTCCGGGCGATCCTCGGTCAGAAGTACGAGCAGGGCCAGGATCCGCTCACGGTGTTGGACCGTCAGAAGGCACTGCTCAAAAAGACAGGCTGAACCCCTGTCACGTAATTCTTGTCTTGGTTGTGGGGAGGGCGTTAGACTCGACACCAGGTGCCTTCAGGACGCGAGACGGAGTCGAGCGGGACGTCAGTTCCTCTCCCTTGCCTGCTGGGGGGCAGGCGTTCAGCTACCGCTTAGGCCAGTGATCCGTTAACCAGGACGGATGGGGAAGACCGTCGCGGGGCATGAGGGGAACTACGACGCCGAGTCTGCGCGGATACTGCGCGAGCAGCAGGCGCAGGCGGTGATCGTCATCGTTGCGGCAGGCAGGAAGGGCTTCGGCTTCAGCGTGTCGTTCGCTGGGCGCGCTGCGGTGGAGCAGTTTCAGCCGGGGCTACCTGCGGTGCTTCGGGAGGTGGCGAGGGCCATCGAGGCAGGGGCGCCTCCCGATGGGCTCGTCGTGGAGGACCATTGACGGGTGGGTGCGTCGACAAGGAAGCGCTCGACCTGGTCGCTCGCGTCGCTAGGGCGCTCGATGGACTTTGCAAGTCGGCGGTGATCGTCTTGACCTCGACCTGCCCGGAGGAGGACCACGGCACCCATGTCTCGGCAGCGATTGCCAGCCGAGGGATGGCTCCGAGTGAAGCTCGCGCCCTGAGTCGGAAGCTTCGAGTTCTGGCTGACGAGTTAGAGCAGCGCTCCGCTCGGGCGGGGAGCGAGAACTGATGAACCGGGGCCCGCTCATCGCGATGACGATCGCCTACGGCATCGGGTTGGTTTTGATCTGGCGGGGCTGCTGGTGAGCGCCTTGGACGATGTCTTGGAGGAGCACGCCGAGCAGACGGCGGCGGAAGCCGAGGAGCGGACGGACCCCGAGCGTCGCGCGTTCATCCGGAGGGCTTTCTTCGTCTTCCTGGAGAAGGGGCACGAGATCGATGACGCGTGGACGCTGGCGTATGGGGCCTGGCAGCGGAAGCCCGAGGACTGCTGATCCCCGGCCTGGCAGTTCCGAGTTATGAATTTCAGCTCCGTCGTGGCTAGGGGTTCGCCCCCGGCGTAGCCGGGGTGGGGGGCCAGGGGGTACCCGGTACCACTGAACACCTGAGGAGCTGCAGCCGCATGTTCAGTGACAGACGCGCAGCGTCCGAACGCATGCTGAACATCCGGCGAGTGTCAAGCGTGCGGTGTCATAGGCGCAGCTGAACAGCCGCTACTGAACACCTGAGGAGCGTCACGGTCCGTTCAGTATGACCGAGGCGTCCTGCCCCGGTTCGGCGAGCTAAGTGCAGGCAGGCACCCGGAACCAGGTGCGTCGCACCCATGGCGGTGGTAAGAACATGGTTCGGTGGTGGAGGCGGC